AAGTACACTCAAACGAAATTGCTCGTGACGTGGCTGAAACGCTTCGTAAGTTGAAGGCAGCACAATACACTGCCGCTAACCCAGGACAAGTTTGCCCTGCCAAGTGGAAAGAAGGTGCCAAGACTCTAGCACCTAGCATTGATCTTGTAGGTAAGATCTAAGGAGACAATATGACCGGCAATGACTTTGAAAAGAAAATCAAGAAGTATCATTATAGGCTCGAACTACTGAGAAGTATTGCGCCGGTCATTATCATCACGCTTCAATGCGTAATTCTGTATAAGATTTTTTGGGGATAAAAATGCTAGACGCACAAGTTAAACAACAATTAGAACAATACCTTGCCTTGATGGAAGGTGACATCACTATTAAAGTTAGTGCTGGCAGCAATACCGAGATGACAGAGCTTGTTAATGAGCTAGCAGCCATGTCCTCAAAGATTCATGTTGAGTCTGCTGAACTACCGCGTACACCTAGTTTCCAAATTGGGGATTGTGTGACCTTTGCTGGTGTTCCTATGGGACACGAGTTCACCAGCTTGATCATGGCCTTGTTACAGGTAAGTGGACGCAAGCCTAAAGTAGACGACAAAGTTATTGATCAGATCAAGAACATTCGCGGCGACTACAGCTTCACAACCTACATCAGCCTAAGCTGCCACAACTGTCCAGATGTTGTTCAAGCACTTAACATTATGAGTGTATTGAACCCTGGCATCAAGCACTCAATGGTCGACGGTGCCGAGTTCCAAGCGGAAGTAACTGCTAAGAATATTTTAGCTGTTCCTTATGTAGAACTCAACGGAGAAGCATTTGGCTCAGGTCGTATGACACTGGAAGAAATACTGGCCAAGATGGGTAGCCAAGCAGATGTATCGGACATCGACGGCAAAGAGTACGATGTGTTAGTCATCGGTGGCGGACCAGCAGGTGCTAGTGCGGCGGTGTATGCAGCTCGTAAAGGTATCCGTACAGGTATCGTTGCTGAACGCTTTGGCGGCCAAGTTATGGACACAATGGGTATTGAAAATCTTATTGGTACAAAATACACAGAAGGTCCCGAGCTGGTTGCTCAGTTGGAAGAACATGTCAAAGAGTATGCTGTGGATGTAATGAACTTACAACGAGCAAAAAGCATCACACGAAATGACATGATTGAAGTTGAACTAGAGTCAGGTGCTACTCTTAAGAGTAAGACTGTGATCATCTCAACTGGTGCTCGTTGGAGAAACTTGGGTGTTCCTGGTGAAGCAGAGTTCAAGAACAAAGGTGTTGCCTACTGCCCGCACTGTGATGGCCCATTGTTCAAGAACAAGCACGTGGCAGTGGTAGGCGGCGGTAACTCAGGTGTAGAAGCTGCTATTGACCTGGCAGGTATTGTTGGACATGTAACTGTGTTTGAATTCATGCCAGAAATGAAAGCAGATGCTGTGCTACAGAAACGTCTGCGTAGTTTGTCTAATGTCACAGTACATACCAACGTTCAGGTCAAAGCTATTACCGGCGCTGATAAGGTCAATGGCGTCTCCTATGTGGACCGTACTACTGGTACCGAGAAACAACTGGCCCTGGAAGGTGTGTTTGTTCAAATTGGTCTAGTGCCCAACACAGAGTTCCTTGACGTTGAGAAAGATCGTTTCGGACAAGTGATCGTTGACGGACACGGTGCTACCAGTGTTCCGGGTGTGTTTGCCGCAGGTGACTGTACTAATGCTGCCTACAAGCAGATCATCATTAGTATGGGTTCTGGTGCTAATGCCGCACTTGGTGCGTTTGACTACCTGATTCGTAACTGATAAATTAGGTTGACAGCCCAAAGCGATTATTGTATAATAACAGTAATCGCTTTTCTTATGGAGATAGTATGTTAGATTGTTTGATCGTAGGTGACAGCATTGCAGTTGGCACACAACAGTTTAGGCCTGAATGTGTCTTGGTGGGCAAAAGCGGAATCAACTCTAAGCAGTTTAACAAGAACTATGCACAAAAAATTGAGCCAGCTGAAACAGCGATTATCAGTTTAGGATCAAACGATCACGATGGTGTAAACAGCTTTAAAGAATTGTTGGCTATGCGAGAACGAGTCGAAGGCAAACGTGTGTTTTGGATCATGCCTGCTATTAAGCCGCACATTCAAGAAATGGTTAAAATCATTGCTAAAAACTTTGGCGATACAGTACTGCCCATCACACGACTACAGCCCGACAAAATCCACCCAAGCTGGGCCGGTTACAAAGAAATAGCAGGTAATACGAAATAATTACTGTTGTATTTTTACAACAAGTCAAAAACAGCTTGACAAGAACCCCGACCTGTCGTATACTGTAAGTACAGTAAGTAGAAAGGTGTTCAAAATGAGAAAAGGTGAAATGTTAGCCCAAATGTTGCACATTGCAACCACTGCTCACCATGGTCAGTTTGACAAAGGTGGCAACCCTTACATTCTGCACCCACTGAAAGTTATGCATTATCTCAAGTCAGATGACGAAGAGCTGATGTGTATGGCATTGGGACATGATGTCATCGAAGACACTAGTGTTACTTACAAGGACTTACGTGAAGCAGGCATTTCTGAAAGAGTTATTGCCGGCATCCGTTGCCTAACTAAGCAACCAGGTCAAACTTACGATGAGTACAAAGAAGGCGTGTTTGGCAGCGAAGATGCGATGCGAGTGAAGATGGCCGATCTGCGCCACAACACAGACATCCGACGCCTAAAGGGTGTTACTGAAAAAGACATTGCACGTATGGCAAAGTATCATCAGTTTTATATGGAAATTAGAGCAAAATTAGCTTGACAAGTGTTCAAGTTGATGCTATAATAAACACAAGAAGGAAGACAAGTAGTAGAGATGCTACTTGTCAACTAAGAAAAAAGTTTTTAAAATAAGTCATAAAAGACTTGACAAGTTAAAGGAAGTACGTTATAATAGATACATGATGCAGCAAAAAGCAATTTGTCCAAAAACGCAAGTTTTTAGGCATAAGAGCTAACAGCAGCAATCTAAGAGACTAAGTAAAAGTACAATGCAAAACAATATGACAAACATATCCTCATTATCAAAATCGCAACAATGGTGCTCATTGCAGAGCAAGCCGTTCAGCCCGTCTTTTGAAATGAATTATAGCCGTCATATTAGAATCAGGGTCCAAGAAGGAAGTGGTTACGCATAAGGTGTAACACACAAACTCCAAGGACCCTAGGACTAAAAACCCTAGGGTTTTTTCTTGATAGGATTGAATGGTAGAGTTTTTAAAACCGCAGGAGGTGTTTGTTAGCAAGCATCGTTGATCGCAAAGTGTAAAGTATTCCAGTAACGAGGACTGGGCCATGCACTCTAAACATATGGCAAACGGGCGGACTAGTGGATGGCATTCTCTTATGTGAGAAGAAAATACTAGATATTAAAGCATATACTTGCCTGACCGTAAAAGTCGTGGTAAACTACTAGAGAAAGGGGTTCGAATCCCCGGGACTGGTATGTGCTTTAATATACACATTGGAAACAGTGTGTTTAATATTTTGGATGTGCGGTTGACGTTGGAGTGTCACTGCCGGCTGTAACCCGGTTGCCGCAAGGCTTAGTAAGTTCGAATCTTACCACATCCACCAGTTTTGAGTACGCCTGGTTCGATCCCAGGATACTCCACCAATTTAATGCACCAATAGCTTAATGGTAAAGCGTTCGACTCATAATCGATTGAGTCTTGGTTCAATTCCAAGTTGGTGCACCAATGTATTCCTCTGTAGTTAAATGGTATAACAATCGGCTGATAACCGGTCATCACAAGTTCGATTCTTGTTGGAGGAACCAATTTTTTATTCCATCTTAGTATTCTTGGTGAGTACCCTCGGCTGTTAACCGAAAGAGGAAGGTTCGAATCCTTCAGATGGAGCCAGTATAAGGGTTGCTAATGTAATGGCAGCATGGCGGTTTTGTATAAATAAAGATATGAATTATATAATTTACAAAACTACAAACGAGATAAACGGCAAATATTATATAGGTTGCCACCAAACTGATAATCTTAAAGATGGATATTTAGGTTCTGGAAAACATCTGCGGTATGCTATAACAAAATATGGTAAAGAAAATTTTAAATTTGAAATACTTTATTGCGCTTCTTCAAAAGAAGAGATGTTTGAACTAGAACGCAACATAGTAAACGAAGATTTAGTAAAAGACACGCAAACTTATAACTTAAAAATAGGTGGTAGTGGCGGCAATCCTGGAATAGTGGGAGCGTTTAAAGGCAAGAAACATTCCGAAGAAACTAAAGAAAAACAACGTCAAGCATCTTTGAAACAAGTTACAACAGATGAAAAACGAAGAAAATTATCCGTAAATAGCGGAATGAAAAATAAAGATACTGCTAGGAAAGTGTCAACGTCGCTGACCGGTAGAACTTGCTCTGCTACACACCGTAGCCGAGTAGCAGACGCGAACCTAGGGAAGATATTAATCAATAATGGTATCATTGCTAAACGAATATCAAATGATGAATTAGTAAAATATGAAAATACAGAGTGGGCGAAAGGTGG